ATCCTGCTACCGATAAACTAGGTGAACCATCATTGTAATATGGGATTCCAGAAACATATTTTAAATTTCCTGCCGCACTTTGTGAAACGGTTCCAATTGATGAAGTAGGTGTTGCAGTTACATTATCTTTTACAAATTCTAAAACGTTTGTATTACCTAATGTGTGTTGTAATTGAAAACTGTTTACACCTGTACTAATTCCGCTTGTTGCTTTACTAACAATAGCTTTAAATCCACTATAAAGATTTGGATAATAAATGCTTGTTGCAAAAGAAGTAGCGGCTCCTGTTGCATCTAATAAATTATAATCACTTTCTGATTCTATTGTTAAACTTGTTGCTGTACCACTTTGGTCACCAGCACCTAATGAAATGGCTCCATCAGCACTTCCGTTTACGTATGCTGTTAATGTGCCGGCCGCGGCATTGTAACAATAAGTTGATTGTGATGCAGTTCTAACAGGATCAACTGTTGTAATTCTGTTAACAGAATCTCCTGCTGAATAAGTTGGAGAGCCTGATACGTTTTCACTAAATCCAGAACAAAGTTTTGGACTTGTTCCTGTTGTTGCGTTCATGGCTATTGTTTTTGAACCTAAATGATTTGGCGCCGAAGGAGCGTCATCATAAACTTTTAAAAAGTTAGATTTTGTTTCTGTTGCTGGAATATCTGCTGGATTGGCTGTACTGTGTGTATCTAATTCTAATATTAATGTGTCTTGTCCTGTACTGCTATGTGTACCTGCTCCCCAAGTATGTGATAGATATGTTCCACTATCTTCTTGCGATCCACCTGCAACTGCACCGTCTCCAATAGTTTCATCTGCAGTACCGTCACCCCATGTCATATCGTATGCTACTGTGGCCGCACCTGCTAAAGTATTTGTTGTTAAATTTTTCATGTATCTTGTTTGTCCTTCAACTACCCATAAATTGTTTCCGGTTAATGCTGAACCACCTGAACTAACATCATATAATTCAAAATCTACAACAGGTGTTGCTGTGTAAATTGTAATATAATTTGATCTTGTAGATGATGCGTGTGATCCTGATGAATCTGTTACTGCACCGTTGGCATATGCTTTTACAGTAACCGACATGGTACCAGTTGCTGTATAAGTGTGAGATGGTGTTGAATCAGATGTACCTGTTGTTGTATTTCCGTCACCCCAAGTAATTGTATATCTGTCTGCACCTCCACCTACTGTTGAAATTGTTAATGTTATTGTTGTACCTGAACCAGCCGCTGTTGTATCTGCTGTAAACGTTACACTTTTTACATAATAATTTAATCTAATATTTTCTGTTACTTCATTTAAATCATCAATTGCATCTACAACTGTACCAGCATTGTTAAGTGTAAATGAGCCATCACCAAAACTTGAATCTGTTGGTAGGCCTAAAGTTAAAGCTCCACCCGATGATGGTATAGATGAACTTACTGTTGTAATTGAATCATCTACATATTTTTTAGTTGATGCATCTGAATCTGCCGCTGGTTCACCAATTTGTAATTTTGCTAGTGCTGATGCAAAATCGTCTGTTGTAGAACCATCAGCTGTTGTTGTTCCAAATTTAAATTTGTCTATAGATTCATCCCAATACATTACTGCATTATTGCCTGCTCCACCTCTGTTAATCATTACTCCTGAATTATGTCCTATTGATCCTGAACTGTTTAAGACAATCATGTTGTCTTCTATAGATAAATTTTGTGAGTCTACTGTGGTTGTTGTACCTTCAACTGTAAGGTCACCTGTGATTCTAGCATTACCAGTAACGTCTAATTTAAAATTACCAGGACTAGCCGTACCTATACCAATCCTACCGTTAGCTACATCTACCACTAATAAATCTGTATTAAATGTTAGATCCGTAGAACGGATTAGATTAGATTCTAATAATTCTCCTGCTATCTTTGTTATTGCCATAATACTACATCAATATTTACCAATTATTCGTACGGTAGATAACCCGCACTAAATAATCATTATATGACACTATTACCCCTTAATAAAATTGAAAAAGTTTCTGAATCTACGGTAAGAGTATCACAAGTTGATTTCAAAAAAAATTCTGTATCAGGTGATGTTATTGATGGGGGAACAATTACAAACTTTACATCAACAGGTATTAAAGATGAATCAAATGAAACACAAATTATAGTTAAAGACGACTATGTTGAAGTTGCAAAAGATTTACACATTAAAGGTACAGTAAAGGTAGAAAATTTACAATATGTACAAGCATCAGTTCCAAAATTAAATGTACAAGATGCAATTATGGTTAATCATAATGAAGTAATTTGGAAAGAATCGTTAGGAAAATCTGTTAGAAAAAGTTATTTGCAAGAGTTAGGTATACTTAAAAATTTACAAGTAAGAAATGTTTTATATGTTGCAGATGGAAGAGTAGGAGTAAACACAACTGCACCATCGGCAGACTTTTCAGTAAATTCAGGTGGTTATGAAATTCTTACAACTATGCAAGAAGCGAATGCATTTGTTGGAACACATACTCACGTTGCATTTGCTATTGGTACAGATTTTACGCCAAGATTAACTTGTCGTGCTAATGGTGATGTAGTAGTTGGATCAGAAACAGGTAAGCCTGTTAAATTATCTGTGTATGGTCAACTTGGTGTTGGTGTCAAATATCCAGGAGAAGCATTAGAAGTTGATGGCAATATTAAATTTGCTGAAAGAACATTTGCCGCAGGAGAGAAACATCCTCGCGAAGGTCGTTGGAACACAGGATCAATTGTGTGGAATGAAAAGCCCTCAATTAATAAACCAGTTGGTTGGGTATGTGTTAATGGTGGAAAACCAGGTAACTGGCGTCCTTTTGGAATTATTCAATAAAATTTAAAATTTCCAAATTTGATCAGGCCACTCTTTAGCAATTCGTTTCATTCCAAATTCCGTTAACTTTTCAAGTATTTTCTTTTTAGGTCTACCGTAACGTTCTCCAGTATGATTTGCTTCAATCTGTATCCATGGTTTGTTAGAAAGAATTGTTTCTTTTGCACCTTCCAACACAGGTACTTCAAATCCTTCAACATCTATTTTTATAATATCTACGTTTTGAAAATTATAACTGTCAAGTGTTTGTAAATTAATAGAACCATTATGATCTTTTATATGGTAGGTGCCTAGATGAGTTTCATATTGCATAGAAACTTTTCCAGGAGTATCACCTAAAGCAACTTCATGTACAGTGCAATTTTTTAATGTATTAGTATTTTTTTTGAGTTTAGGTAGTACATCGGGATTAGGTTCAAATATTTCAATTTTTTTTACTCTATGGTGCCAATTTAATGTCCAGTTTCCTAAGTGGCCGCCTATGTCTATTGCAGTTCTTAATGTTTGTGTTGATACGTAAGGCCAAAGCCAATTGAAATGCCCGTTAGGAAATGTAGGCATATTACTCGCCTAATTTGTGTAATCCGTGGATAATAGAAATTATATGACCATTTGTTGCACCATCGTTTGCCGGTGGAGCAGAACCAAAAGTTATTTGTTGTCCTGATACTGTATAGTTTGTTGTCGGTACTTGATAAACACCTCCAACAAAAACCACAATATCTGTTGCATTATTTACAGTTTGAGTAAAACTTGCTCCAGTAGATCCGTCTAATGTATTACCTGCTCCTGCACCAAAAGTTACAGTTGTTCCGTCACCTTGAAATTTATCTATTGTAATTGTTTTTTCGCCAGCCGCAGTTGACATATTGTACCATGCTGAACCAATATAAGATTGATATGTTGATGTTGTTGTGTTGTAAACTAATTGTCCATTAACACCTGCAGGTCTTTGTGTAGTTGTTACATTTGGAATAGTAACTCCAACAGCATTGTCGCCTATTACTGGATTTTTAGCAAACCTACCCATGGTATTATAACTCTATAGTTGAGATTGTTGCGTTGAATTGTGCCGCCGAATCTGGTGCCGCAATCCAAATTTTTGCACCATTTTCTAAAATCATTTTTTCTGTATCAAGTATGTAAGTGTCTCTAGCTTTAATAGTTAATTGTGAATATACTAAATGATTTGCAGTAGCTGATACACCAGTTGGAGTAACGTAAACGTCTACTGTTCCGTCACCGTCAGTTTTATTAGTAATATAAATTACTGTAATCGCAGTTCCTCCTGCCGCCGAAGCAGTGAAAGCCGCTGTAACGCTGGTTCCTACTTGAAAATTTGTTATTGCCATACTTTTTATCCTAATGCTATCGCTAATGCCGTAGCCTTACTCTTACTTATCATTTCTCCAGATGTCAAAAAATTGATGCCATTAATTACCACATTTCCAGAGCCATTAGCTGAAATTTCTAAATTGGCATCTGTGGCATTTGTTGTAATTTCATTATCAAAAATTCTTACATAATCAGCATCAATAACACCTGTTACCCCTAAAGTTGTTCCGTCAAATGTTAAATTTGCTTCACCAGTTATAGCATTCGCACCTGTTACAGTTGTAACCTGATTGTTTGTTGAACCTGATAATATGGCTCCACTAGCTGTGGTATCTACATAATTTTTTGTAGCCGCATCTGAATTTGCCGCTGGTTCCGCCACCTGAATTTTTGCTAATGCTGTATCGGCAATTGCTGTTGCTGTTGGTCCTGACGAAGTTGTAACTGCTCTCCAAGTATCATCACCTTCGTTCCAGTAGAATGCCGCATTATTAGAACCATCTCGCTCTATCATTACACCAGAGTCAATATCAGCACCTGAGGCATTTCTGTTTAAAAGTAATGAGGAATCTTCAACGCTTAAAGTTGATGTATTCAATTCAGTTCGTGTACCATCAACAATTAAATTACCCATAACTCTTGTATTACTTGAGTCAAGATTAACGTAATTTGACCCACTAGCACCTGTGCCAGTTTTAATGGTGTAATCACCTGATGTACGTAAAGTTTTTGCCATGTTAGTATTATTTATATAAAGAAAGGGGGAGCCTAAACTCCCCCAATATTCTTATAAGCACGTGTCTAGTGACTATTACTCAGATACTATGTCTATATTACCTTTACCTGCCGCAATTGAGCCAGAGATATCAGTTCCTAATGTGTAAGGAACTGTTCCAGCCGCGCCTGCCGCCGTAACATAGTGAACTGTGTTATTGTAGAATTTCTCTACATAAGCCACAGTTGAGTCATCTAGCGTAATTTGTACACAAAATTGGTTGGATGTATTTGCCAACGATGCTGGTGCTACTGCTTTTAATTCATAAATTGCTTCAGTTGAATCTTCTAAGTGAATCTTGAATAATTTAGATCCTCTTTGAGATACAATGTATGCAATAGATGAGCTAACTAAAGATCCACCACTTGGTCGATATCCAGTTACTGCAATTTTAGCCGCTGTTGTGCCACCAAAACTTGATACAAATTTACTTTTTTTGATTGGTCTTCCCATTTGTTTTCTCCTGTTCAGAGCCTAATGCGAGTTCTACTCGCTACGCGGTTAATTCCGCATAAGTCTCCACTTGAGTGGAGCTCTGTTTGAACTGTATATATTTATGAAAAAAAATAAAAAAAGAGTGGTGTAAAATTAAAAGTAGTTACACCACTCTCTGAGGTTAACGTATTTCTAGATTATTATATTATTTTCGATTGTAGATATGATATAAAATCCAAATTGCTACTAATCCGACCAAACCTTGATCTGAAAAGCCAGCAAGTACGCCCTGAACATTTCCTATTACAGAAATATGTGGCCAGAACGGAACACCTTGACCATTAAAAAGAATTTCTAAAACGATTCCTAATGCTATTAGACTTACGCCTACATCAGCTAATCCTTTTGCCCATCCTTTTACCTTTACCATGATATCCATATTGGACCTCCCTTGATAATAAGATTCTATCGAATCTTAGAATTATTTAGAAAGACAATTGTTAAAGTTATATTACGCTATTTGGATTGTAAGTCGTTCGAAGTGAAAAAAATCTTTAACTACATACAAAATTCTTCATGAAGAAGATAATCATACTGGTTATATTGTTTGTGCCATTTTTTAAATTTGTTAGATAAATTTTCATATTTTGCAATTTTGTTATAATCTATATTAGATATATTGGAATTTAGTCTTGGTTCAACATCGATGTTTAATATTTTTGTAATTTCTTTCCATGAGTTTTCAAATTTATCAGCATTAAAAATTTTTAAAAAATTATTTTTTAGTATTGTTTGTACTTGTTTATATTTTTCTTCAATTGGTATGTTAGTTGACTGTTTTAGATAGTTTGAATATAACCAAAGTACCATAAAATTGCCATGCATTTTATTACAACTTTCTTCAAATGTGTTTGCTATGCTTTCTTTTTTATTAAAATCATAATTGAAATGTGATATATCTCTGTGTAAAGGATTTCTTAATAATGTATAGTGCTTACCAGGTGTGGATACACTTATATTATGTCCTATTGCATATGAAAATTTATCTATTTGTCCAATTGATGCTCGATGATTTAATCTTGCTTTTAATGTACTGCCACCTGTTTTTGGTATATGATGAAAACAATATCGCATATTCATATTTAAAGTCTGAAAATTCGGCCAAAGAAAAAGGCGACCGAAGCCGCCTTTCTCTAAGATTCAAAATAATCTATAAAAAGATTACTTAAATTTTAAGTTTGCTGAAGTGATCGCTACTAAACCTACGTAGTCAGCCGCATTACCAAGTGAAGATGCAGTGTTTGTTAACTCTACATATCCATATCTTGTTAAAAAGCCAACAACTGGTTCGAAAGTAGCTGGATCAAGTACAACTCCTGAAGACATTAAAGGAATGTAAGGACAATAGAACGCTGGTGCGTCTGCCTCACTTGCTCCTTTATAGCCAACTAGTACTGATGTACCATCAACTGCATATGCGTCAACGTATACTCTCATTGAAGCGTTTAACGTACCAACAAATTTTGTGTTAGTAGGTGCTTCGAAAGTACCTTCAGTTGATCTAGCAAATGCTGATGTTGTTGCAGATTGAAGAATCGTTAAAGCAGTTGGAGAAACTACTGACCAGTTTCCAGCTCCTCTACGTGTTCTTGTTGCAATTAAGTTTGCCACTCTGTTGATTAACACAGCCAAAGCCGCGTGTTCGTCACCAACAAAAGTTGCAGTACCAGAAACAGCTGATTGGTCATAAGTTTCAGCGGCTGTTCCAGCCAATGTTCTTAATGATCCAATAACTTCTTGGTCGATTTCAGCTGTAATTTCTTGAGCCAAAGCCGCCATTATTTCTGCTTCTACGTCTATACCTTGTTGTGCTTGAGCATCTTGAGCCGCTTCAAACGTCCATCTAGCTGATAGTTTTCTAGATTTAGCTTCAACCGGTTGTTTCAAGATCTGGATTGATAGTCTGTTACCAGCTGTACCTTCTTTCGACGCTGTTGTTGCCGCTTTAGGTGTAGCTTCAGTTTCATTACCAGAGTATGCTCTCGCAATTTTGAAAGGTGATAATGCTTCTTCGCCAGCCGTTGTTCCGCCTGCCGCATCTGCATATCTTATTCTCAAGGTGTGAATCTGTCCAACTGGACCAGTCATCGGCTGTACACCAACGATTTCGTTAGCTATAACAGTCGGCATAACCCGTCTAATTACTGGAAGAATCACTCTGTTTAGTGTAGCAACGTTACCGGCAGATGTAGCACCTGCAGTAGCTTGTTCTGACAAGTATCTTTTAGTATTTTCTAAAATGACACCCATCACTTTTTTCTTGTTGCCTTCTAAACCTTCAGTTAGGGCTGATTTAGTTTCACCCCATTTAGATTCAAATATTTCTGACATTTGTATCTTTCCCCTTTTAGTTTATAGTTAAATACCCGCTAATTTACGAATATCTGTTAAGTCTGCATCTTCCCTTTGTGATCTTTCACCTTTTGCTTCTGTCATAACTTTTGCAGTTTTGATAGTCGCTATTGGTTTATCGTTCATCACGTGAGGTAGATACTTGTCGAATGAAGTTTGAAGGTTCGCTGTTTGAACTGATTCTAACAGTTGACTCATTACTTCACCCTTTTGTTTGCTCAATGGTTTGAGCAATTCAGCCATCGTTTCCTTGCGTTCCATCAAGTCTGCTTGTCTTTTGGACTCAGCATTCTTCGACTCAATCACCGCGTCTTTTTCATTGACGGCCTTCTCAGCGTCTTTTAACTTAAGAGTAGTTTCATCAACTATCTTTAATAGCTTCGCAGTTTCAGATTTCTCATTTAAATATGAGTTCTGATACTCAGAAGCAAACGCTTCGAATATTTTTTTGCCAAAGTTTACAGTTCTTGCAGTAGTAATATCGTCTTTCAACGTGCTTAATTCTTCAGCAAGTTTTTTATTAACTGCAGATTCTACAACTTTAGCAGATTTTTGTATGAAAGCTTCTTTTAGTTTAGCCATTTGTGCTTTAGCTTCGGCTACTAATTTAACTTTCGTTTCCACAACGCCTTTCTTGTCTTCATGGAATTCTTTAATTTCCTTAGCAAGTGCGTTTACAACGAACTCTTCTAATTTACTAAAGTTTTCATGAACACCTTTACGGTCGCCATGTAGTTCTTTTAACTCTTCAGCAAGTTTCTTCATTATAAATTCTTGAAGTTTCGCTGAATGTTTGCCTACGTTTTCTTTGTAGGATATTTTTTCCTGTGCTAGTGCTTTTCTATCTTCGATAAATTTGCTAATTTCTTCAGATAACTTTTCAGTCATCATTTTATCGATTGCTTCGATCATGTTTCCTTTGTCATGCTCGTATCTTTTAGCAAATTCTTCTCTTAACTCAGCACCTACAGTTTCTTTGTTTTCTTTAACTTTTGAATCCCAAGCTTCTTGGATGCTTTTTTGCACATCTTCCGAAATTGCTCCTGATTCAGCTAGTTTTGATATATCAAACATTATTTTAGGTCCTTTATTATGTTAGTTAATACCTCATTTAGGTATTTTTGTGCTCTTGTGTCATTTCTAACTTCAGCGGCCAGACCTTTCGCCTTTAATCCACCTTTTGTATTCAAAAGATGTTCATATATTGGCGTTGGGTAAGCACCCGGTGCCGAAGGTTGGGCCACAACATCAACTGTTATGATTTCGAAGTCTGAAACTTCGCCGTTACCGTACTCTGATATATTACCAGAGCCACGAGAACTGACGCCTAGTTTTACTCCTGATTCCAACATAGTTTTGACAAGTTGGCCCATCGGTGTCGGTAAAATTTTCATTTTACCATATCCATTTGGTCCGTCCATCCACATTTCTGTTAACATATGGGACACACGGTCCAAATTAATTTTTAAATCATCTGGATGATCTACTTCTCCAAGTACACTATAACCTGAACTAATCTGATCATTAAGAGTTTTAGTTGCCTTTGCAATTTCTTGCACAGGATAAACTCTTTCATTGGCATTTTTAATGCCGCCTTGAATACAGATTCCCTTCATGAATAAATCCTTGCCTTGGTTGCCTTCGTGCAAGACCTGTATTCGAGCCTGATCATAGGTTAAATGTTCTCTAAGATAAAGTGACATACTGATAATTCCTTAAATCTAACAGTTACGCTTTTGTGTTAACTGGAGATTTTGCAGATTTGTCAGAACCATCTTTAAGATCAGCTGTTTCTTTCTTTTTGAAAGAAGTTGATTTTGCTTTTCCTCCAGTATTCTCAAAGCTACTAGCTATTTTTTCTGCAGTTGGTGCCGGACGACCTTTTTCGTCTCCTCCACCTTTTGCTATATTAGCCGTTGTGCCACCTGCACTTTTAACTTTTGTGTTTACTGGTGATTTTGCTGATTTGTCGTCTCCGCCGCTCATATCCGCTTTAACTGGATTTTTATATTCTTTCACAGTTTCTTTCTTTTCTTCTTTAGCGTCTTTCTTATCTTCTTTAGCGTCTTTGCCTTCAAATCTAGACAATTCTGGTTTTGTTTCTGCTGGAATAACTGGTGCCGCTGTTGATGGTACTGCAGATTCTTCTTCTGCTTCTCCATCTCCATTTTGTGCCGCCAGCATCGCTTCAAATTCCGCTTTTAGTTCATCTAAAGCATCTTCTAAATCGACAACTCTGTCTTCTACAGATCCATCTTCACCGTTTTCACCGTTTTCAGCATCCGCGCCCATGTCCTGACCTAATTCGTCAGCCGCCGCATCTGCTTCACCTTCTTCATCGCCTGTGATATCTTTAATTAATTCGTCAGTAGCATCGCCACCAATTTCTTCAATTGATTCTTCGTCAGACTTTTGAGGTGCAACTTGTGTTGGTGCTGGTTTAGTAAAGACACCTTCGTCTTTTATGTCTTTATCTTCAACTGTTTCGCCTTCAGTTTCTTTAACCGCTTCTTCTTTTTTGTCTTCTGCTTTTTCGTCAGACTTTTCAGTTTCTTTAACTACTGATTCGTCTTTCTTGTCGTCTTCTTTAGCTTCGTCTTTAGCTTCGTCTTTAGTTTCTGTTGTAGCAGTTTGTTCATCTGCTAAACCTTCGTAGATGTCTCTAGACTTTTCTACTACTATTTCATGAAATAGTTGTTCCGCTTTATCATTTTCTTCATTAATTAAAAGCTCTAACAACTGTTCAAACTTATTCGTTGGTTGTGTCATATTACACGTGCTCCTTGTTAATTGGCAAGTTTTTGCTTATAAGTGTTTGTATTTACTTCAACAATGGAAAAAAGGTACCTATATTTGACAAAAACCGCTATTTTGATTAGTTTTTTAGTTTAAGGTTAAAATTAGCTAAAAAATCAGTGATTATAACGTTACTTAAATTCTCATTCCAGGTTAAATCCTTAGGAGAAAACCAGTCTCTAGGTATCACACGGAGGAATTTCGTATCTTTATAATCTTGTAGGCACCTTTTCGTTTGACTCATCCAATTGCCATAAAATGTAGCTTCGTCTGTGCTTTTTTTATAGTTACGAGTGTCTTTAAACAAGTTATTAAATCGTTTACTTGCTCCTTTTTTATCGTCATTAAATCCTGCATAGTCAAATCCTAACAAATATATTGTTTTAAATTTTTTTTCACAAGCTAATCTTAATGTTGTTGGCCCAGAACTCCATCCTAGACTTGGTTGAAACCATTTTACATGATCTAATATTTTTTGATTTTTTTCATATTGTACATTATAATTAGACCATACTTGATTATTTTTAACATAGTCGGTCTCACCTATTTCTAATAACATTTTAGGATCTACTGCAACCAAAAAGTCTGGACGATCAGTACGATATACAGCATTACAGGCAAACACCGTACCGTGTTTTTTTAAATCTTCTATTTGGATTCCTTTTCGAGACTCTCCATTACCTAATACAAATGCTATATCACTCATGATTTATATTAATTATTCTGTTTTACTAAAGGATGTGTTAAATTAGATTGCTAAATCGTCTGCTTGTGGTTGAGCATACATTTTTTGAACAAATTCTGCTTCATCTTTTTGTTGTTCGTCGTGTTCTTCAGATGCTAATCTCATAGAATTGATATCTTTAAGAGAAAGTCGTGTTTTTCTAGTATCATCTTTATCTAATACAGAAATATCGTTTTCAGGTTCGTATGTTGCATCTTGTTCAAACCCGTCTCCTGTATATGTAAAGAATTCTAATAGTTTCATATCAGTATTTAACCTTTAAACGGTTCCACCTCCGGTACCTCCAGGTACTGTTCCGCCACCGCCAGGTACTGTTCCTGGTGCTCCTGGTCCTGGTTGTCCCGGTCCTGGTACTTCGGGTTCAGCTGTTGGTTCTTCAAACTGGTCTAAATCTGATGTAACACCTGCTTGAGTTACTCCGCCTGATCGTAATTGTGTTTGTTTACTTTGTTTTTTCTTAGGTACAGCATTTTCTTCTGCCCAAAGATCAGCATTTCTTGCCATTTCTTCTTCACTTAATCCCAAATATCTGCTTAACGCAAATCTTTTAGACATATAAGGTAGTTCTGCTATCTGTGTAAATGTTTGTACACGTGATTGATCCATTTCAGTTTGTCTATATGCCGCAAAGTTTTGTGGTGGATTTAATTTAAGTTCAAACATTCCATTGTCAATGTTATATCCTTTACCTTTTATCCAATATTTGAATTCTAAATCAAATGATGTGTTTAAAAGTGCTTGTAGTCTAGCACAATATTTGTTAAATCTTAATTCTTGTATGTACGCAGTACCCACTCTACCGTCATTGTATTGTTGTTGTGAATCATCTGGTCCAGTTGGCAAATAAGAACTTGGAATTCTTAATCCTCTAAACAATTTGTTTGTAAAAAATCTTAAATCGTCTATCTCACCTAAATTAGTACCACCCGGTAGTGTATCAACTTTAGATCCTCTTCCTTCTGCTGTTTGCGGAAAGAAATAATCTTCATTAATGCTCATAGGATTATATGTTGCATCAATATAGTTGACACCACCTGATGTGCTTGGAATTCTTCTTTGATTAATTTCATTTTTAACTCTTTCAACGAATTGCATGGCCAAGTGTGTTGGCATATTACCTACGTCAATATAAAATACTCTTCTTTCAGGTGCTCTTTGAACCCTGTAAATGATAATTGCGTCTTCTAATAATTCTTTTTGTTTGTAAACTTT